GCCTGATCTGCGATGAGTGCTTCGATGTGTTTCATTTTTTTCTCCAGCCCCTGGACCCCCGGGGCGCGGGTGGCAGCGGTGTGCTGTCCATGGGTCCTATTATACACGCCTACGCATGGACGTCAAGAGGGCGGACAAATTTTTTGCGTCTGGCCGGTGGCCGGGTCAGGGCCCTATGTATAAGCCGTCGCCCGCCCGAAGTGACGCGCAAGCATCGCGTACTGCTCCGGGTAGTGCTCACGCAGCCACACGATCCGGCCGTGCTCTGCGCCGTCTGTGGAGAGCCACCCGGTGTTGCGCAGCGTCTCGCGCGTCTCTCCGTGCGTCTCACAGTCATAGAGCGGGTGATACGGCAGGTCATGGGCGACGATATACGCCCACACATCCTTTGCAGTCCACCAGGCCAGCGGACAGGCCGCCTTGATGCCATGCGCGTCGTAGATCGCGCCCTTGGCGCGGAAAAGCGCCTTGCGTGCCTTGCTCTCACCCGCACGGATGCCCATCACCTGCACACCAAAGCCGTGGTCAACGCACCATGCGGTGCCGACGTCTTTCTTGATCGCCTTGACCACCGCCCGCTGCTGTGACGCCGTGCGCTCGTGCGGCAGCCCCACCTCGCGCAGCCACGCGATGGTCTCTTGCAGAGTCCGTCGCGGCTCGATGATATGCAGGTCTGCCAGCCCCGAAAAGTACGCTTGCACACGCTCAAATCCTGGCAGCCGGTAGGCGCTGGCGATGTGTATCAGGGTGACGGGCGGAGGCAGGCATTGCAGCGCAAGATGCCCCGCCACCACGCTGTCCTTGCCCCACGACATGCTGACCGATACGCGCCCAAGGCTGGATGCGCGAGCAAGGACGGAGTGCGCTTCAGACACGCGACGCCGCATGACATCGGTGCGCCAGTGGGCAAGATAGGCGGCGCGTTGCATCGGCGTCATCCTACGCAGTCCTCCCAGTGCGGCGCGTACCAGTAGGGCGGCGTCCAGCCGCGCAGGGGCAACGGGTCACCCTGCCTTAGTCCGGATGCTACCGGTACCGGACGGCGCGACAGGATGTCATCGGGCGTCACGCCGGCCGTCTCTGTCACCGTCCAGCGCAGCACGCGGCCATAGCCCATGCTGCCTTTTTTGCCGATGTGCGTAATGCCATCCAGCAGACGCTGCACCTCTGCGGCATGGCCGATGGCAAGCGCCACGAGACGGATTGCCGACTGCGCCGCCACCGGCATCCTGTACTCGCGCCAGCGGCCTGATGAGGTGTTGGCGCTCAGCTTGGCGCCAAAATCGGCGCGGTCGGTGGGGTAGCGTTTGTGCCAATACTCGCGGATGGTCACAGCCAGCGCATCATCCGCTGGCACGAGCGGCGTGCAGGACCATAGCGGCAGGCCGCGCGGGCTGACCCACAGCAGGTCGAGCGGCAGCGGGACGATGGCGACTTTACCCCACGCGCTTGGCGCAGGGTGGTCGGTGATGGCCGCGCTCGACAGGATGCCGTCCAGGTGTGTCCGGTCCCGCTCGGCGGGGATGACCGGCGTCGCCAGCTCTGCGATGATCGTCAGTCCTATCTTGGGCAGGGCTGCGTATTGGTCGCGGCGCTGCTCCCATGATAGCGTTCGCTGCCCGTGTCGCCAGGGCGAGACCTGCGGCAACGGTCCGATGCGTGTCCAGTCTACTGACACAGCACCCGCTCCGTGCCCAGCTTGCCCGTCACCAACCCGTCGCGCATGGCGTCTCTGTACGCGTCGATGTGCGCGAGGTAGGCGTCCGTACTGCCCAGGTTGGCGCGTACGACCTCCATCCGCCCACGCCCTTGCCGCGACTGACCGCCGATGTAGCCGTCCCAGCACGCCAGCGCATGTGACGCCGCTGACGCCGTTGCCGCTGGCGTGTGGGCGTCCAGGCTCACCTCCAGCAGCAGCTGGGCACCAGCGGCCAGTGTCTCGTAGGTATAGAGCATCTGGTTGCCGCTCGACTCGCTGCCGGTGCCGCGCGTGCGCGTCTCCTCGGTGAGCATGTCGTAGGCCGATACGCCAGCGGCCTCGTCGGCAAGCTCCGGGGCCACCAGACGCAAGGCGGGCAGGTACTCGCGCGCCACCAGCCACGCAGCCAGGCGCATCCGAGAGCGCGGCAGGATGAATGAATCCACGGCCCCGCCGAGCAGATCAATGCTCGGATAGAGCTGCTTGACCTGGTGCCCGAGCGCGATCTCGTTGGTTGGCGCTTTGGCACCGCTCGCCATGTTGCCGCCGGAGAACAGCAGATTGACCACGGCCTGCGGCATCTGCCCGCGCTCGATCTCCAGGGCACGCAGCAGATGGTCATGCAGCGGGTAGCGGAATATCACGCTGCGCAGCGCATTCTCCGAGATCGACGGAACGCGCGCGGGCTTGCCGTCGATCAACATGCCCTGGCGCATGAATATGCGGGTGTTGGTGTGGTTGTCGACACCGGTCACGGTATCGCCGTGGCTGATAGGGGTGACGGCTTGCAGTAGGATTTGGTATTTCACAGGAGGCCCTCCGGTAATGGGTCGTTGAGTTCGTCGATTTCTCCCGTCTCCGGGTCAAAGGCTTGCCGCAGTGCGCGCCGCGCGGATTTGTCTTGATCGTGCGCCATGCGTGCCAGGGTGATGACGCTGGCCGTCTCGGTCGCCAGCACGCGCAGCACCTCGTGCGCGCCGGGCGCACTGATGGCCTGGAGGATCGCTGCATCTGCCGCCTTCGGCGGGACGGGCCACTGCATCCTGCGCAGCAGGAGTGCCCAGAAGCGCGGCAGACTGTCCGCCTGCACAGCGCAGATTTCGACGCGCCCGGCCAGCACGTTATAGCGCTCGGCGCCACCGAACAGGCCGGCGCCATCGGCGCTATTGAAACAGTCCAAGCTGAGTTTGATCAGCTGGATGGCCGCCTGCTGAGGCGGGCTGAGCGTGGACAACAGGTCTTGCAGCGGGTTTGTCATCGGTCTTCTCTCCTTTGGTGACGCCAGCGGCGATCAATGCTGGCAAAAAATGCGGCTGCTGGCGGTGGATCGACAGCGCCGCGTCCCACGCCATGACCTGCGGCAGATCGCGGCGGGCGCGCGCGTAGTCGCACAGCAGGCCGTGATACACGCTGGCCTTGGCAAAGCCCGCGCGCAGCGGCGCGAGCATCAGATCGATCACGGCCAGGCAGGCAGGCAGGTCGAAATCGCGCCACTCGCTTACGTCGTACTCAGGCGCGTGCACGTAGAGGCCGAAGCGGCCTATCGTCGCCCGTCGGCAGCGGTGCCACAGGCGCGGCTTGACGTCGGTAGTCATGATGCCGGTCGCTGGCGTGTCTGCGGGCATCTCGGCCAGCTCGCGCAGCACGGTCAGCCACGGGCGTTTGTCCTCGACGACAGACTCCAGGCTGATGACGGTGTATTCCAGGCGCTGCGGGATGGCGACGACGTTGCCGGGCCTGCCCTTGCCAGCACCAAAGAGCCAGGCGCAGGCATCGCACACGTGATGCCCGCCGAAGCGGAAAAGATCGGCGTGGCCGGACGTGGTTGGCGTCTCGATGGCGGATATCGGCACGCCAGCGTCAATCGATGCGCCGCAGGTGGCGCACACACCATTGTCGGAGGGTGACGCCTCAAGACCGTGGGCCGGATGGCCAGCAGCGGCGTGCATAAGGGATGTGTGCGACATCATCGGTCCTACCGCCCAAAATACTCCCGCCCCAAATGCACCCGAGCTTGCGCCTCCCAATCTTGCCCAATGCGCAGCAAATCCCCATACCGGAACCGCCAGGTCCGGATCCACGACGCCTTATCAAGCCCTAAAAACTCGATACGCCTGGCATCCGGCCAATACCGTCCCGCCACCCGGTTAACTGCCTCAGACCCCGAACGCACCCGGTCAAGCGCCAGATCATCCCGCACCAGTTCCGCCAATCGCTCCAGCCGCACTAGCTCCCCTAGGCGATCCAGGCGACCCGTGGCATTCCCGACCTTCCACTCCCGCTTGCGCGCCAGATCGCCCACTTCGGCCATCAGCGCAGACTTCAGATAGCTCATCGATGCCCGGTCACCGGTGACCTTCGCCAGCACCAGCGCCTGTACCGGTGTCGGCAGTCCAGCCAGCATCGCCGAAACCTCCGCCGCGCTCAGGCCCAGGCCACCTTGGCCCCGCCCTATCAACCCCATGCGCTGATTCTGTACATTCAGCCGCCGAGATATCGCCTCGAACACACACATCACCGCCTCCGCCCATGCTCGGAACACAACCACAACTCCGGCCGCGTTGAATGCGCCACCGTCCCCGGCCGATCGCACCCTGCCACCGCACACAGCTTCATTGCCGCCGCATCAGTCCGCCGCAACACCCCAGACGCCCGCAGAATCGCTTCATGCTCCGCCAGCGCCGCCTTCAGTCGCTGTGCCCGGCCCTCTTCCCCGCCTTCCGCCGCCCGAGCGAACGCCTCGCGACGCATCTGCAAAATCCGAGCTTGGCCCGCTTCGCAGGCCAACTCCGCGGGTGCTGCTAACATCGCCCGCCGGTTCGCTTCAGCCTGCTGCCGCTCCAGGTTCGCTATCTCCGCCGCACGGCGCTTCGCCGCATCCGCAATCGACCGCGCCGTCGGCGGAAACTCCGGATGCTCTGCGCAGCATTGCTCGAAACCCTCCACCACGGCGGCCGGTGAAATCCCCTTGAGCAACGCCAGCATCCGGTATTTCCAGGCATTCGGCTTCGACGCACCCGGCCCGCGGAACTGCGACAGAAACCGATCCCCGTAATCGGCCGATAGCGCATCGAACATCGCCCGGATCACCGGCTTCAGCGGGTCTTCCTGCGGCTCAGAACTCGGGGTAGGGGTCGTCGGCAAATACCCGGTCCCGCCAATTTCCGCCCGATCCTGCATAGCCTCGTAACCCGCCATTGCCCGAACTCCTTGCCCGTTTTGGGGCTGACAAACACTTGATGAACCCGTCTACCTTCTCCGCGCTGCGGAAGATCAGCTCGATCGCATCAAACACCCGCCCGTGCTCGTTTTCACCCTGGTGGAACGGGCTGGCCTGATTGCCGTCTATCGCCTGGCACAGATCGGCCGCCGAATACCCCTCCCGCAACCTCGCCGCGATCAAGCGCCGCCGCTTGGCGCACAGCTTGGCGTTCGTGTGGCCCGTTTTTGACCGCCAGTAGTCGAACACCGCCACTACGTCGTCGGCAGCGATTTTTCGTGAGGGGGAAGGGGGTGTTATTTGTTCAGTCTTTGTTGCTCTTTCAGTTCTTACTGCTGTTTCAGTATTTACTTCTTTGTCGTCCGGAAAAGCCCGGTCTGGGCTTTCAAGACCTGGCTTTTCCGGATCAGGCGTGCTGCTCTCATCCGCCAAATCGGGAGGATTCCCAGAGCCATCAGCCCAGTCCTGTTTCGTGTCGAACACCAGCCAATCCGTATGCCCCGACGCATACTTGCGAAACGTGACATAGCCCGCCTCGCGCAACTGCTTCAACATCGAATAAATCTTGTCCTTCCCCGCGTTGCGCTGTTTCGCCAGTGTCGCCGGCTTGATCTGCCAGTGATCCGGCTTGCTCAGCAGATACACCAGCAGCCCCAGCGCATCCCAGCCCAACGAAGCATCCTCGATCAGACTGTTGGCCACCACCGTAAAGCCCTGTGTCCGGGCCGTTCGAATGATCATGACAATGTCCTCACTGATTGATCTGAATCATCCCGTTCGCCGTTACTAGCCCACCTTGTCTCATTGCTCATCGTTTTCTCCTCGTAAAAAGTCCCCAACCCCGCGCATCCCATGGCAATCCGCCTTGCTCACGGCAAAACAACCCCAACCCATGGAAAACGTCAGGAATCTCGCCCAAGACCTTGCCTGAGCCGCCGCCGGCCCCCGGCCAAACGGCAATGTAAACCGCCCTCAGCGGCTAATCGGAACGGTATGTCATCGGGTTCCCCCTCAATCGATTACGCAACAACCCGAACCGAGCAGCGCGCCGCGCCCGGCCCGCCAGTACAAACTTCGCCCACTTCTCCGGGGCCGCATAGCCGCGCGATTCTCCCAGCGCGACCAGCTCGTCGAACGTCCGGCACCGGCCATTGGCCCCTTTCTCACGTCGCACGACGCACCACCACCCACTCATGCCCGCACAATAGGCGCTGAGCCGCACAGGAACTCCATTGGCCCTCGGGCTCAGGCGTCGGCGCCGGAAACGGAATGACGTTGGCCATCCTTCACAGCCCGCCACGATAGAAAGGTCTGCCTAGCGCGTTCGCGCGCATCGACGGAATTTTGGAAAAAAACCGGGCGCATCACACGCCCGGACAAGGCGGGCACCATGCCCGCGAGGAGGAGCAACGAAAAGGAAGCGCGCCGGCTAGAGCCCGGAGCCGAGGAGGAGAACTCCGGGCAAGGCGCGCGAAACATGAAAGCGGATGCGGGAATCGAACCCGCGACATGTAGCTGATGATACTGCCGTGCTACCACGGCGCTACTCCGCAAAAACCTACAAATCTCGGGCAAGAGCCCAGAAAAACCACCAACAAGACCCGACCAGCCATAGGACGGCGATCCACCCCAGCACAGCAAACATCTGCCAGTCTCCTCACCCCAGCCACTAAACCAGCGCCGCCCGTATCGCGATCCCGATCACGGCCGCGCAGCACCGCCGCTCAAATGCGGCCGCCTCCGCCGCCCAGATCGCACCAAGCCATCCGTACAAAGCGACCAGGGCCGCCACTAGCGCCACCCGCGCCGGCAGCGTCATGCGGCTTGCTCCGCCCCATGCTCGTGGCGATCCCGGCGGATCCATGCCCACTGCTTAATGAGATCGGGCCGCATAGTCTCCACGGGCACCAATCCGCCCGACTCCATATCGATGTTCATCGCCAAAGTTTCAGAGCATGGCTTCTTGCGATTAGCCACCTGCTTCAGGTACGCGTAGGTCGTTCCGCAGCGCTTTGCGAACAACGGTCGCGCGGATGGGTCGAGCTGCCTCAAATACTGCTTCAGTTCCATAGGCCAAAATAATACCAGCCGGTTATCATTCGTCAATGGCTGGTTATCGTGCTCGATCCCCTGCTGCACCGCCTCGGGCGCCCGCAGATGAGCCAAGGTGACTGCCCCAGCTTGGTTTGATCGTCTCGCCAAAAGAGCCGAGCCCCCCCCAGAACCCGAATGAGCTTTTCGACGTTCGCCTCGTTGACTGCCGCATAACCTCTCGGTTATAGTTCTTCCGAGCGCGCGGTCCTTTGTGGCCGCAGCACGCAGGTGCGATTAGCGCAGCGTAATCGCACGCATGGCACGAACCACACCGATGACAGGAGCTAAAAATGAAAGACGAAAAACGCTGGACCTACGAAGAAATCACCGCAGAAATCGAACGCCTGGCCAACGGAGAAACCCCATGATCGGACTGCTCGAAATCATCGGCGGCGTGAGCGCCATCCTGCTCGCCCTCGGCGCCGTCGCCGCAGCGCGCCCGGCCCCCTTCCGGCGCATCACTCGCAACGCCGACGCCGCCATGCTCCGCGAGGTCCGCGCATGTAAACGCCAATCTGTGAAATACAAGGAAGCCGTATGATGCAACACCTCCTCCTCAAACTCAGCGACCACCTACCCGCACGCCACATCAAAGGCGAGAACGGCGAACCGTATCTCGAACGGTACTTCGTCGCCCGCGCCTTCGGCTGCGAACTCTTCCTGCACCGGTTCCTCGCATCCGACCCAGACCGCGGGTTTCACAACCACCCCTGGCGCTGGGCCGTCTCGCTCGTGCTGTCCGGGCGCTACGTGGAATTCATCTGGAGCCCGGATGGCGGTTACCGCCAGCGCTGGCGCGAGCCAGGACGCATGGCTGCGTTCGGCGCGCGCCATCTGCACCGCGTCGTCCTGCCCGCGAGCGAAAAAGAGTGCTGGACGCTGTTCCTGACGGGGCCTCGATTGATCGGCGCAAATTGGGGGTTCATCACGCTCATCGACGTCGCTGGGGGCGCGGCGGCATGGATATTCCGCCCCTACCTCAAAAGCCCCTCCCCCGACTGGCACCGTACCGCGCCGAGGGGCCGCGATATTCGCCAACAATCCCACCAGCAGCCCACATGGACTTAAACCTATTCTGTGGTACGTATTACACTTTGCTAGGGATGTGCGCCCAATTTCGCCACCCGGACCGAATATACTGATTGAGGATGAAACCATGACCACCGCCATCGCCTACACCGTCCGCTTCGCCAACATCCTGCCCAGCGGCGACGAATACCGCTGCAAAGTCATCGCCTACAACGAGCGCGAAGCCGTCCTCGACGCCGAAAAGAAGCTCGAGAAGGCCGGACTAAACCGCCGCAGCTACGGCGCCGCCACAGCCGAGCCCTGTCGCGCCAAAGGCCGCACCGACCGCGCCAACCGCCAGCCCAGGCGCGCCGCATGCACCGCGAATACCTCGCCCGGATCGACTGGCAACGCATCGCCCTCAACCTGCGGCGGCACCGGCCCTGGCCCAACTCGCACGGGAAATCGGCTGCGATGAAGCCGCCATCAACCGTCTCGCCCGCGGCGAAGTGCGCGCGCACCGATTTACCACCGGCCTGCGGCTGCTCGACGCGTATCACCCGTACTGCCAGGCCCTGCATCAATAATTCAAGGAGAGTAAAGCATGATCATTCTCGGCATCGCCGGCCGCGCCCGTCGCGGAAAAGACACTGTCGCCAAATACCTCCACGAGGTCCACGGCTTTCAGCAGCTCGCCTTCGCCGATCCGCTACGCGACATGCTGCAAGCCGGGCTCGGCATCGAAACTCGCTACTGCACCGACGAAAAAGAAGCCGTCATTCCCGGCATCGGCGCATCCTACCGAGAGCTGATGCAAACCCTCGGTACCGAATGGGGCCGCGTGCTCATCCATCCGGACATCTGGATCCACCGTCTGGAGCGCGCCCTCGTCCATGCCGACCCCGAAGAGCGTATCGTTATCAGCGACGTGCGATTCGGCAACGAGGCGGACTGGGTGCGCCGCCGCGGCCATCTCATCCACCTCGACCGCCCCGCCGACAACGGCGTCCGCCCCCACGTTTCCGAACTGGGGGTGCCGCCCCTCGAGAACGAACCGGTTTTCCACAACACCGGCAGCCTGGCTGACCTGTTCCACCAGATCGACACCTGGCTCGATCACGCCGGCATCCTCAACCCCAACCACATAGCATAAGCCTAGGAAACGCCATGAAAACAACTCTTTGCATTTACCACAAAAACTGTCCTGACGGCTTCGGCGCCGCATGGGTCGTCCGTAGGGCCCTCGGCGCCGACCGCGTCGAATTCTTCCCCGGCGTCTATAACGAACCGCCGCCGGATTGCACCGGCCGCCACGTCATTCTCGTCGACTTCTGCTACCCGCCCGAAACCCTGTCCGAAATCACCCAGATCGCCCAATCCCTCCTCATCATCGACCACCACAAAACCGCATTCGAATGGCTCGACGGGTTTGAAAGTCCGGGCTGCCCGGTATCGGTCCGGCTATCTGAAGACAAATCCGCCGCTTTGCTGGCAAAGATGCATTACTTCCCTGCGTACCCGGCTGCGTGGCCGCTGATCCATCACATCAGCGACCGCGACACCTGGGCATTCGCCCTGCCAGAAACCCGCAACGTCATGGCCGCCGTCTTCAGCTATCCCTACGATTTCGATGTCTGGGACCGCCTCATGCGCATGCCCATCGAAGAACTCGAAGCCGAAGGTTGCGTTCTCAATCGTAAATTCGACCGCGACCTCGCCCAGCTTCTGGAAGCCACCCAAACCCGCGCATTCATCGCCGGCTACGAAGTTCCCTGCGCCAATCTGCCCCCAATCTACGCCAGCGAAGCCGGCAACCGCATGAGCCAGGGCGAGCCCTTCTCGGTCACCTGGTACGACGGCCCTACCTATCGCCACTTCTCCCTGCGTTCCGCCCAGGACGGCCTCGACGTCGCAAAGATCGCCGAACAATTCGGCGGGGGCGGACACAAACACGCGGCCGGGTTTCGCCGGAAGAAGGGCGACAACGGGCTGTTTGCCGCATGCGCATCCGATTGACGGAGTAGAACGATGAACATCCTCTCGATCATTCAACCCAAGCGCCCCATCAGCCCCGGATGGAACGCATGTCCGCCCGTTCCAGTAGGGGTGAGCAGGGATATGCGGCGGAAGCGTGGTACTACCTCTCACGCGGACTCGCGGTAATAAGCGCCGTCGAAGTGGTTGCCCCCGAGCCGGGCGCGGAAGTCCTCGGTCCGGAATACCACCTCAGCCTGAGCCGAACCCAACCTAACGGAACACCCGGCCGGTGCAGTAGCGCGGACGCCCGTTGGGTACTCGCCCAATTCGGACTCGAGGACGCCGAAGAAGATAACCACGTCCCTCGCGGCAAAGTCAGGCACTTCTGGCGCCCCGTCGCCGATCGCCTTTCCGGCTACGCATGCCACTGCAAAGACCGCGAGCCAGCCATCATTGAAGACAAAGGAGACTACGTATGGAGAGGAGTTACGCCATGACCCCGCGCCGCGTCATGAATGCCGTCGCAATTCTTGCGATGACGCCGGCATCGCCGGCCATTGCCGACACGATCTACATCACACCCAATCTCCCGGGCGGCTCTGTTCAGGACGCCACCCAGCCCGGCTACGCCATCCAGGAACTCGGCGGCATCATAACGATTTACCGAACGATGCCCGGATCCGCCAACCTGCGGGATGCCGCCGCGCCGAGCTATACCCTCCGCCGCAACGACTTCGACATGAGCGACCCGGGCGGGCTCAACCCGATGAAGCGCGATATGGGGCTGGACCCGGACGATTGACTGTGTAAGGGCGGGACACGCCCGGTTAGCCTGTGAAGTGAACGGTGCGGTAATGCCGTCAGCAGCAGGAACTCACCGAAGCGACTCAGGGGCGGCTCAATGCCGCGCCTGAGCGCCGTAGGAATCCCCAGACTTCAGGCCGGGGAGGATGTCAAAAAAAAGAGGGGGGGTTGCGCAACGTCACCCATTTGAGCTAGATTTTTTCTAGAATGGTCATCGTTCCGCCGGGCGCGACGGGGAGATCGAACATGGCTTTTACGAAAGTCCGCCGGCAGCGGCCTGCCGGGGGGGTTTTATTGCCAGGAGGAAATGATGTTGAACGTTTGGATGGTACTGGAACCGGCCATTGTATTCGTGGCTAAGATGGTGTCGGGCTTGTCGAGCAGTGAGTTCGGACAGGTGGTGGAGAAGTGCGCCGGCCTGAATACGGATATTAAGGCAGCCGATCCGGAGAGCCTTAAGGCGTGGGAGGTTATCGTCGAGCGGCATCCGGCGCTGAAAAACCTGACGCTTGACAATATTATCAAGCAGCAGTTTGCGGCCAACGTCGTGCGTGAGTTCGTCGCCGATCCGAAAAAGAACGTCCTGCACATCGTGGTGGAGCTGGCGCTGTACGTGGCGAACCGTGCCAAGGGCGCGCCGCCGGCGGAGGGCTGAGCGATGCGTCAGCGGATTACCGCTGTCCGAGATAAGGCGGCGGAGGTGAGGCAGCGAATCGGGTTTGACTGGTCTGAGCGGTCGACGAAGGTCGGCGCGGCGCAGTTGGCGAGCGCGAGCGGGGTGCTGTACCTGGTGGTGGATGCGGGGATCAAGCGATTGCCGGAGGGCTGGGTGTTCACGGCATTCATTTTCGGCGCGCTGGGGGTGATGGCGCTGTTCGGTGCGAAGAATTTGTTGGTGAGGGATAAGCCGGTGGAGACCGGGCAGGAGTCGGTCGAGCCGGACGAGGACGATTACATCTACATCGAGCCGAAGAAGCGTGAGCCGCTGGATGCGGTGGTCCGGAGGAATCAGCGGTGAAACCGGCGCGGCCTTCGAACCGCCGGATCGCTGCGGCGCTGTTGTCGGCATCGGCGCTCGTGGTGGGAGGTATCGCGGGGTTTGAGGGATACCGGGGGAAAGCCTACGATGACGGTGTGGGGGTGCAGACGATCGGGTTCGGGTCTACGGAGGCTGTGCGACCCGGCGATACCACCGATCCGGTGACGGCAGTTCAGCGGCTGGTCATCGAGGCAGACGAATCGGGCCGGGCGGTTTCGCGGTGCATCGGCGAGGTGCCGCTGTTCCAGTACGAGTTCGATGCGTTCGTGTCTCTGGCCTACAACATCGGGACGTCGGCGTTTTGCGCGTCGACGCTGGTGAAGCGGTTGAAGCAGAACCCGCCGGATTACGCGGGGGCGTGCGAGGAAATCAAGCGCTGGGTGCGTGCCGGTGGCCGGGTGCTGCCGGGGCTGGTGAAGCGGCGCGAGGCGGAGTACCGGATGTGCCGGGGGGCGTTGTGATTCGTCCGGTGTGGCTGGCGATGGTGTTGGTGGGGTGTGCGCCGGTGCAGGTGGGACCGAAGGCGTTGCCGGATATCACGCTGTGTTCTGAGAAGCCGCGGCGGGTGCTGCCGCCCATCCCGGAAACTGTATTGATCCATATCCAACAGGGGGAACTGGTGGATTACGACGAGGGCGGCGAGGTGCTGTTGCGGGCTTACGACGCGGCCCGGCAGGAGGCGATGCGATGAAAAGAGCAGTTTTGCGGGCCGCAGCGCTGGCAATCTGGGTGGGAACGTGTTTTGTTGCCGGGCTGGTTATCGGCGGCTGCGCGGTTGGGCGGTGCGAGGTGCGGCCGGTGGCGAGCTGGAACGGTCCGTGGCCGGCCCATCTGAACGATGTGGTGGCGCATTTGGAGCCTGGGGTGAGGGTGTCGTGTCAGTGACCACGTCGTGGTTCAAGGATTTTGCGGTGCCGATAGTGACGGTGGTGGTTTCGGTGACGGGTTCGCTGGCCGCCGGGGCGATTTCGACCTGGGATCAGGTGCGGGAGCATACACTGAAACTACAGGCGCTGGAGGCCAAGCTGGAGAAGCATTTGAGCAATCACGAGAGCCAGTTTGCGGCGATCAATGCGTCGATGTCTGAGTTTCAGCGTGAGATGCAGTCGGCGTTGAGTTCGATTCAGCGCGATTTGGGTGAGTTGGTGGGCGCCTACAAGGCGAAGATGGATCGGGGTGGGCGGTGATGGCGGGGCGGAAGGCGACGCCGACGGCCATCCGCGTGGTTCAGGGAACCACGGGTTACGTGAAGAAAAATCCGAATGAGCCGCAGCCGGATTTGCTGGAGGCGAAGCGCGCCGTTGAGGCGCGCGATCGGTTCCTGACCTCGGCGGAGGCCAAGGCGATCTGGGATTTTCATTACCCGGCGCTGAGAGCGGCCCAGCTGATTACGGAAATCGACGTGATGTCGTTCGTGCGCTGGTGCGAGGCGGAAGCGGAGTGCTGGCGGACACAGCAAATCGTTTCAGACCTGCTGGCCGCGGGCCAGATGCCGATTTTGAGGAGCGAGAAAGGTGGCTTCAACTATCATCCGGCCGTGGTCTTGCGTAACCGGGCGGCAGAACGGGCGGCCAAGGGTGCGACGGAGTTCGGGATGACGCCGGCGGCCAGGACGCGTATCCGCGTAGAGGCCCAGCTCGATCTGTTCGGGGAGAATAATCCGGTGGCGAAGCTGTTGAGCGAGTTGCATGGCAAAGGCGCGAACAACCTCCCGGCGAACGCCGCGGCTTGAACTGAATCTGGCGCAGTGGGAGGACCCGCTGTGGCGGCTGCACAACCTGTACTGGATTCAGGATGAGCAGGGACGGCGCGTGGCGTTCCGTCCGAATGCGGAGCAGCTTCAGTTTTATCACGCGCAGTGGTATTTGAACGTCATTTTGAAGGCGAGACAGCTGGGGTTCACGACGTTGATCGACCTGCTAGCGCTGGATACGTGTGTGTTCAACGCGAATATCGCGGCGGGAATCATCGCGCACAATCTGGAAGATGCGGGTAAGATTTTCCGGAAGAAGGTGAAGTACGCCTACGACAATCTGCCGGAGCAGTTGCAGACGGCGGTGCAGCGCGTGAACGATTCGGCGACGCAGTTGGTGTTCTCGAACGGTTCGGAAATATCGGTGGGGACGTCGATGCGGTCCGGGACGGTGCAGTTTCTGCATGTGTCGGAGTTCGGGAAGATTTGCCGGAAGTATCCAGACAAGGCGGAGGAGATTGTGACGGGCGCCTTCAACGCGGTGCACGCAGGCCAGCGCATTTACGTGGAATCGACCGCCGAGGGGCGGTCGGGGCACTTTTACGAGATGTGCAAGAAGGCGCAGGATAAGAAACGGACGGGGGCGGTGTTGACGCCGCTGGACTTCAAGTTCCATTTTTATCCATGGTTTGAGAAGGCCGAGTACCGGATCGCGCCGGAGAATGTGCTGATTACGGCGGAGTTGCAGCAGTATTTTCTGGGGTTGGAGACGGAGCACGGGATAGTGCTGGATGCGAGTCAACGCGCCTGGTACGCCAAAAAGGCAGAGACGCTGGGTGAGAAGATGAAGCAGGAGTTCCCGAGTACGCCGGATGAGGCCTTCGAGCAGGCGCTGGTGGGGAGTTACTACGGGGCGATTCTGGCGCGCATGCGGCAGCAGGGGCGGATCACCCGGGTGCCGCATGTGCCGAGCATGCCAGTGAATACGTTCTGGGACCTGGGACGCAACGATGTGACGGCGATTTGGTTTCACCAGTTTGTGGCCGGCGAGCATCGGTTCATCCGGTATTTCGAGGATTCAGGGGTCGGACTGGCGCACTATGTGAACGTGCTGGAGGGGCTACGGGTCAAGGAGGGCTATGTTTTTGGCGACTACTACCTGCCGCACGATGCCGAGCACCGGAATCTGGAGCACGATCAGAGCCGGGTGGAGCGCCTGGTGGAGCTGGGCGTGCCGTATAATGCGATTCATGTGGTGCCGCGTATCCCGGATGTGAATGACGGTATCGAGCTGGTGCGCAAGGTGCTGCCGTCGTGCTGGATTGATGCGGAACGTTGCGATAAGGGGTTGATTGCGCTGGAGGAGTATCAGAAATCATGGGACGACCGGAACGGGGTGTTCCGCAACCAGCCGCTGCACAATCATGCGTCGAACGGTGCGGATGCGTTCCGGCAGTTCGCGCAAGGGTATCGGGTGGCTTCGCTCTCGCAGATGCAGTCTGTGCGGCGGTCGAGGCCGCGAAGTCATAAGGTGGTTTGAATCCCCCGCTGCGGCGGGTTTTTATGCCTGGAATCTCCAATGGCTTACACGCTGAATCTGGATATTTCACCGAAGAAGGTGGTCAAGGGGGCGGTGCAGGTGTTCCTGAACTGGCATACGCGGCAGGATGGGCAGACGGAGCCGGCCCTGGTGTTCCGCCAGGCGAACCGGGGGCGCGCGCTGTACGTTCTGCCGATGAGCTATATGCACAACGTCATGGCATCGTCCGGGTATGGGCTACTTTCAATCGTTTCGCTGGGCGCTGAGATCGCGGCGCAGATCGGGTTTGCGCGTATGGATCGGATGGCAGCGAAAGATGTGGCCGACGCGATCCTGGAGTACACGGACGATTTGTTTCACATGCCGGGCGATCCGCCGACCGCGTATGAGATCGAGGTTCAGCAGGCGGCGCGACAGACGGCGGAGCTGGAGATCAAGATCGACGGCCAGACGGTGATGGAAGCGGAGGTGCCCGCATGAAAAAAGACAGAGACTATCCCCTTTTGCACTGGAAACCGAAGCCTGGTCGGCTTCGCGCGTGGCTCGCACCGCATGTCTTTCGGCTGCTTGTAAGGCACGGATTCGCCGAGATCGACCGCTCTCCGTTTTCCGAAAAGCCCAATCCCGATCTCATGTTTAAAGGATATTTGTACAATTGGTTCCTGAAAACGAGCCACGCCGACCTGCCGTTGGTCGCAAAAATACGGAAATTTGATCAGGAGCGTATCAGGGGTATTGGGCTTGATGATTGTGCGCGATTCGCCGATCCGCCGAGGCGCTGATGGGCATCGAAAACGTCCGCGCACAGTCGCGCCCCGATCCGTTCGGGTTGCCTGACCCGTTCGACGATGGCATAGCGGATTCTGCGGCGCATCCGCTCGATTCGGGCGAGATGCAGCAGCTTCACCGCGATCTGATGAGCTGGTACACGGCGGAGCGGACGAAGCAGTCGATCAATCGCTATCAGATGGCGTTGGATCAGGATTTCTACGACGGGTTGCAGTGGGACCCGGACGACGTGGATGAGCTGAAGGAGCGCGGCCAGTGGCCGCTGGTGTTCAACCTGGTGAAGCCGGTCTGCGACTGGATCACGGGGACGCAGAAGCGGACGCCGCTGGACTGGAAGATTCTGCCGCGGCGGGACGAAGGCGGAACGCTGGCGGAGGTGAAGACGGGTCTGATGAAGTACTTGTCGGACGTGAACAATGAGCCGTGGGCGATCAGCGAGGCGTTCCGGAGCGCGGTGATCGTGGGGCTGGGCTGGCTGGAATGCGGTATCCGGGGCGATGAGGCCGATGAGCCGATCTATTCATCGTGCGAGTCGTGGCGCAATGTGCTGTACGATTCGTCCGGCAAGGATCGGGACCAGCAGGACTGGCGCTACCTGTTCCGCTGGAAATGGGTGGATGAGGATATCGCACTGGCATTGTTCCCCGATCGGAAGGCGATCATCGAACAGGCGGTGATCCGAAATTCCGATTTGATGACGGGCGGGATGGATGAGCAGGGCGAGGAGTTCTGGTATCTGGGCCAGGTGATCGGCCAGGGCGATCCGGCGAAGGCGCTGACGTTCGACCGGCGGACCTACGTTTCCGACACGACTTACATCAATTACCGCCGTAAGCGGGTGCGGCTCATCGAGGGCTGGTACACGGTACCGGTGCGGGTGCAGAAGATGCGCGGCCTGTCCGGGCTGCATGGGCAGGTGTTCAATCCCGACGATCCTGGCCATGCGGCGGCGGTCGAGGGCGGCGCGGTGTCGTTGTTCGACTGCATCACATTCGAGATGCGCTGCGCGGTGTTCACGGAGCGGGCGCTATTGTGGGCCGGGAAGAGCCCCTACCGGCATAACCGGTTTCCGCTGACGCCGATCTGGTGTTATCGCCGCGGGCGGGACAATGCGCCGTATGGGGTGATTCGGCAGTTGCGCGATCCGCAGGAGGATTACAACAAGCGGGCGTCCAAGGCGCTGTGGATGCTATCTACCAACCGTGTGGTGATGGAGGACGGCGCGGTCGACGACGTCGATGAGCTGCGGCAGGAGGTGGCGCGGCCGGATTCCGTCATCGTGAAACGGCGCGGCGCGGAGCTGGAGATCCGAAGCGACGCGCAACTGGCCGAAGGCCAGGTGAGGCTGATGGAGCGGGACCACATGCACATCCAGTCATCCAGCGGGGTGACGGATGAGCTGATGGGACGCAGGACCAATGCGGTGTCGGGCAAGGCGATCGAGGCCCGACAGATGCAGGGGTCGGTGACGACGGCGGAAATTTTCGATAATCTGAGATTCGCGAAGCAGTTGCACGGGCAGAAGCTGTTGAGCTTGTGCGAGCAGTTTATGGCGGAGCCGCGGGTGATCCGGCTGACCGGCGCCAAGGGCAAGATCGAGTGGCTGCACGTCAATCAGCCGGAGGTTCAGCCGGATGGGTCGGTGCGGTTTCTGAACGATATTACCGAAGAGGAGGCCGATTTCGTGGTATCCGAGCAGGATTTCCACGCGACCGTGCGCGCCGCGATGTTCGAGCAGTTGATGGACATGCTCCAGAAGCTGCCGCCGGAAATATCGCTGAAGCTGCTGCCGCAGGTGCTGGAGCTGAGCGATATTCCGAACAAGGAGACGTTCATCAACGAGCTGCGACAAGTGCTAGGCGTACCGAAACCGCAGGCGCAGCTTTCCGAGGAAGAGCAGGCGCAGGCCGCGCAGGCTGCGCAGCAGGCTAGCGTGGCAAACCAACAGCAGCAGGCGATTCAGGGCCAGATGGCAGCGCTCGAAGTGGCCGATATGAAAGCCCAGGTGGCGCTGAAGGAAGCCCAGGCGGAGAAGGTGCGCAACGAGGCCGACGCGGTAAAGGACGGCAGCGAGGAGACACTGCGGATGCTGGCTGAGCAGGTGGCGCATTTGGCGAAGCTGTTGCAGCAGCGACAGACCGATACCGCCCCTACAAACCTAAAGACTTCAGAGATACCCGCATGATAGATATCAATTCTCCCGTCGGATACGAACAGATTGTCGCCAATGGATTGGTGCGATACCTTACGGTGCCAGATGGCGCGAAGCGAGCTATTTTGCAGGTCGAAGTGGGGGGTTGGCGATATCGCGATGACGGACAAGCGCCGTCCTCCACGGTGGGCATGTTGCTCGATTCGCCCTGGCCGTACACGGGAAACCTGAAAGCGCTGGCATTGCTGGAAACCGCGCCGGGTTCGATTCTCAACGTGGCCTATTACGGGTAATGCCGATGTTTGGTACGGATGGAATGTTTTCTCCGCGGCTTGGGTCTGCATCGGGTTATCAGGCCATGACAAACGACATCGGCACACCCGGCGGCCCCGGTTTCGGTGTCGGCATCTGTCCGCCGCCGTATCTTCCGTCTACCATCAAACCGCTGCCGGGGTATGACAACCCGCTCTCGGATACCTACGGTAACTATCTCGACGCGAGCGGCTCTGTCATGTGCTGGGTGCCCGCCTTTTTTTATCGGATTGAAAGCGGGAGTAATAATCCCGTGGTCGTTCCCTATTCGGCCTTTCCGAGCGTGGCGGCGGCCAATGCGGAGGGGTTTGCACTGCACCGGGCGTTTTACGATGGCGGGTTGGTGCAGCCGGGCTTTTTCATCGACAAGTACAAATGGTCCCATGGGGCGGGCGTGGCCGTATCGGTGAAAAACGGCAATCCGCTGTCGTCGAGTGCGGCGCACAACGGTTGGGGCTCGCTGCTGACCGGGTTGACGACGGCAGACAACATCCATGCCGGGGCATTCAAGGCCGCGAAGACGCGCGGGGCGGCCTATTTCCCGAAAAGCCTGATGATGCAGTCCGCCATTGCGCTATTGAGTCGGGCGCATGCAAACGCCAGCACCGGCACGACCTATTGCGCCTGGTACGCCGCTTCGGGGGTATCCGCCCCGCGCGGTTGCGACAACAACGCGCTGCGGTCGAGCGACGATACATCGGTGATCTGGCAATCGGACGGGTATGGCAACTGCGGCAAAACCGGATCGGCGGGCTACGGGGGCGGCGCGGGCAACGTCTTCGCGAAATCCACGCACAACGGCCAAAACTGCGGTATCGCGGATGTGGCGGGGTTGATGTACGAGGTGGCTATCGGCATGACGTGCATCGCGACCACGAAAGCCATCACGGGGGCCACCCAGGCGAATCCTTGTGTGCTTACGATCGTGGGGCATGGATTCTCCACGGGCGATGTCATGCGCATCGACGCCGTAGGCGGCATGACGCAGCTGAATGGGCGGCTGTATACGCTGACGGTGATGGATGCCGATCATGTATCGCTCGACGGCGTCGATGCGACGGCGTTCAGTGGCTATACCTCGGGCGGAAGCGCGAGGGCGGGATATTTCTATGCGGCGAAACCGTCGGTGCGGCTGCGGGATTTCACCGGCGGCACGACGTTGGCGACAGACCACTGGGGCGCGGCGGGTGTCGCGGCGATGATGGATGCGATTGATGGATCGCGCTTCCTACAGACGGCGTATGGCGCCAACAATGTCTATGGCCGTTTTCGCGGAAATGGCGCTGCGAGTGCGTTTCGCGGGGCGGTGTCGGGGTCGGATTGGGTGCTGGATGGTCTGGGGCTCAGTACGCCGGCATCTATCGGTGCTGGCACGAACGTCTTCGGCAATGACGTTTACTATCAGGCGTTAATCGACACGCTGTGCCCGGTCACCGGCAACTGGTGGTCACAGGGTACGGCTGCTGGCGTGTGGGCGCTGGCCCTGAGCGACGCTCGGTCGACCTCGTTCTACGGTACCGGTGGCCGCGCCGGCCTTTATCTCTTGTGAGCCTTGCCAGGATCAGACACCATGAGCTCGATTGTTCGCTACCAGAAGGTTACAGACGACTGGACGACACACGCGCTGGATGCGCCCGGGGATGCGGGGTGCCAGGAGCTGTGCACGCTCGACGACGGATACACTTACGTTTCTGTGCCGGACGGCGTGACTCTGCCGGCGCAGCTGCCGGCGATTGCTGCGACGCTGGAGACGGTGACGCTGACCGACCCGCTGCGCGCGGCTATCAAGTCGGCTTCGCCGCATTGCCAACTCATCGCCGAGCGGGTTATCGAGCGGATTCGGGCCAAATACACGGTGGATGATGAGCTGTACATCGCGCGGATCGCGGTGGGCGCGTTGCAGGGCTCCTATGTCTTGCTGCCCGGCGAGGCGGAGCGGATCGCGGCGTATCAGGCCGACATCGAAGCCGCCCGTGAATGGGGGCGGCAGCAGCGGGCGGCGTTGGGGCTGTGAGCGCCCTTCGGCACGGGTTTTTTGTGAACAACGAGAGGTGATGTGATGGCAAATCAATGGGACGGGCTGTCGGACGCTGAGCGCGAGGCGCTGGAGGATGACGAGGACAGCATCGAGGCGGGCCTGAAAGAGCTGGTCGCGGGCGCGGACGACGACGATGATGATGACGATGACGGTTCAGCGGGCCCCGATGAGGCCGGCGCCAGCGCAGTGATCGACGGCGGCGACGTGGACGACGACGATGATGATCCAGAGGCGGGTGAGGAGGCGGACGAGGAACGGCTGGCGGCGTCTGTGCAGTCGTTCTCGATTCCGACGGCGAATATCGCGGCGCTGGACCAGAAGATCGAGCAGTTGCAGAGCGAGCGGGATCAGCTCGAGGCGAGTTACGAGTCGGGTGAATCGGAACTGAGCTATGCGGATCACCGCGCCAGGTTGCGCGCCATCGAATCGCAACTGATGGCGCTGAGCGAGGAACGCGCAGAGGCGCGGACGGCGCAGAAGCTGAACGCGGCGTACCAGGCGGAATGGTGGCGACGGGAGACGCGCCAGTTCATGCGGGAGGCGCTGAAGAAGGACGGGGTCGATTACGCGCAGGACGCGAAGTTGATGTCCGAGTGGGACAAGGCGGTCCGGTTCCTGGGATCCGACCCGGAAAACGCGGATAAGGATGCGCAGTGGTTTTTGGCGGAGGCCCACGAGATGGTGAAGGCGCGTTTCAAGCTGGGCAAGGCCGAGCGGCCGCCAGCGGCGGACAAGGCGCTGGCGCGATCGCGCGTGGATGAGGCGCTGGAAGCCCGGCGGCGGCGGGCGGGCGAGCCGGGGAAGACGTTGGCGCGGTTGCCGGAAGCCGGCTCCGAAACCGAGAGCGAAGGCGAGTTCAGCTATCTGGATCGTTTGTCCGGCCTGGCCCTGGAGCGTGCCTTGGCGAAACTCACGCCGGAACAGCAGGAGCGTTACGCGGTGGCGTAAGGCATAATTCATGGCGCTGAAGACGTTGATCCTCGATGTGCGGGTCGGTGAGACGGTGTCGGTGTCCGGGCCGGCGTCGTTCAAGGTGGAGAGCAAGTCGGGGAACAGTACCCGGCTGGCGG